CTGTCATAAATCTGATAGCATTAACTTGGTTCGATGCGATTGTATAAATAATTGCATCATCATCTGCTACAGTACCACCTCTGTTTTCATTCATGTTTTCATAATCACCAGACTTTGAAAAGAAAACTGTTTGTGGTTGATCTGTTGTTCCTGCAAAAACTAATCTTTGTTCAAAGAAGGTTACGCAAGTAGGATGACCTGTAGTATCTGAAAATGCACCTAATGCAAAATCTGTAGAAGCAGTTGCTGATCCTAAATCTTCTATAATCTCTACTGTAATATTTAAAGTATCTGTAACAGCAGTTACTTTCATATAACCACTTCCAAATCTAATTAATCTTCCAACATCAGTAGATTGAAATCCACTACCACTATTTATTCCTGTAGTAGCTGAAGCAACAACTGCTACTCCTGTTCCTACAGTATGTGATCCTGGATTTAATGTTGTAGTTGTAATGTTATCATCTAAGTATGGACCATCAGTAAAATCAACATCAGCTAAACTCCAAGATGTATGACCTGTTCTTGATAATTTTTCTACTTCATGATTAGGATGTGTGATGTACATAACATCAGCAGATTGTGCGAACTTAATATCAAATAGTTCTGCTGTTAAATATGGTGTTGATATTTCGTAAACTCTATTTGCTACACCGCCAGAAGTGTAAGCAGTAAAACCTGTACCATTTATATTTGTTCCATCAACATCTGTAATCTCAAATGTATTGGTTGTTTTGTTTGCAACTAAATATCTTTTGTTATTTAGTTCTGTCATACCTACAACACCTGTAATAGATATTTCATCACCATTATCATAACTATGACCTGTTGCAGTTATTACAACTGGATTAGCTTGTGTTGCACCACTGATTGTTTTATCACCTTCTAATATTTGACCATTGTCTTTATAGAATCTTATGTACTGATTTCCAAACTCTAACATATAAGTTTGTGTTGTAGAAAACTCAAAAGGAATCAATCTTGTTTTTTTAGAACTATCTTTTACTTCTGCAACAAACTGTGTACCAGATCTTCTTGCAGCACTTCCGTGTGGAAATACAACAAAGTTCTCAAGCGTCTTACATCCTGTAGGATATTTAGTTAGATCATTACGACCATCAAGTCTTGGTGATAACTCACCACCTGTGAAGTTTGTTAATTGAACAGCAACTCTTGCCATGTATTAGAACCTCGAATTTAAAAAAGTATCAGCACCAATAACATCTGCCATTCCCTTATCTGGTGATAAGTTTTGACCTTCTGTTGAATCTACAAATCTAGCTTCTTTTAATTTACTTTGAAATAGATTGTACATATTCGTTGCAGTTGGATTAGAACTTGTTACTGCATAAGCAATGTCTGCAGCTATAGCAGCTGATAAAGTTTCTCTTAGTAATTCATCATATTCATTTGGATCTTCTACTCTTGAAATGTAAAGTATTTTCATGGTAGAGTTATCAGTTAAAATTTTTCTACCTTCTATTTTATAATCAGCATCATAATCTAATATTGTAAGAACTCTCAAACAATCTGCTGGTAGTGTATATTGTTTTGTAAATCCCCATGCAGGAGCATCACTGTCTGCAGCAAGTTGTAATCTTTTTTGTAAACAATTCCATGGATGTGATCTGAATACACTATCTCTTATCTGTGTATATCTTGCGTTACAAAGTCTTGCGTTCTTAGAATCTTCTGTCAAAGTTAAGATTGTGGATGCACCAAGTTGATTTAATGCTCCATTACAAATGTCTACTATTGATGCCATATTTTCTCCATATATCTTCTTGAGTTAATTCTAACTCATCTTTTTTCTGCTTAGTTCTACTATTAATATCTTTTTCTTCAATAATTTCAACTAAAGCATATCTATATACTCTAGTATCGTCTTGCCATTGAAAATGCAATAATTGTTTTGGTTCAGCGTATAATCCAAGGTTTCTTGGATCAAAATCATTTTTTGTCATTCTTAATGATATATTTTCTTCTTAATTTTCTATTAGTTTGTAAAGCAAATATTTCTTCTTCTGTTCTTTCTTCCTTTGTATCAAATCCATAATGATATTTAGGACCATGCTGAAACCTATCAACAAGAACATAACGATATACATAATTTCCCTTTTTGAAGTGTAGAATTGTTTTTAAATCTTTTATTTGTTTCATGTGCAAGATGGGGGATTGCTCCCCCACCTAAGAACTATGATTAGTTTACAACGTATGAAATGTTCCAAGACATTGTTCCAGCAGTTCCACCAGCAGCAGACATAGTCGCTGCAATGTAGTAGTAACCACCTGGATCAGATGTGTCTCCAGCTAATTCATACATTTTTTTACCAGCTGTGTCGATGTTTGCAGCTTCGAATCTAACGTCTGTCATTGCTGCAGCATCAGCTACATCAGTTGCAAAGACATCTT